AGTCGGTCTGCTGGTGCTCAGCCTCAATCCATACAGCTATTTCGTGTTTTTCCGGCGTTGACGAACGTCCAACCCCCGTGTCCGTGCGGAGGTGATCCAAATCTAATCAATTTCCTGACGCCAAGAGATTGATCCTTGTTTTACCGGGCACGGGGATATTTTTCACGGAGGACGAATGGCTGATCCAATCGACATCGCAGAGTACATGCCGCACATGCTGGCCGAGAAGATATGTGTGAAATGCCTGCACCGATGCTGGTCGATCTGGATGAAGGGGACGCCCCTTAAAGACCTGCACTGCCCAAACTGCGGGCCGGGGTTTGTGATCCTGACAGGCCAGTTCGCGGACGCTGACGAACGAGAATAATTTTTCGCCTCACGGCGGAACTACCCGACGCCCGCCGGGGGTGGGTAAGCCCCCGGCAATTTTAGGAGGCACATGCACCGACGCAGGAAGAGGATGCAACGGAAACTCGGATACAACTCTTGCAGGGTCGGCGCGATAATGTGCCAGGAAAAACGCAACTGTCGCCACCGGAGGCGGAAATGAGCATAGACACCAAGGGCACGCATTTTGCCCATCACGAACGCCTCTACCGACTCCCGAAGGCCCTGCTAGGCGGCACCATGGCAATGAGGGCAGAGGGACAGACGTATCTGCACAAAGGGGCGGCAGAGGCACAGGCCGATTATGACTACAGGCTCGCCAATACTTTTCTGGTTGACTCGTACAAGCGCACCTTGAACTATTTGACGGGGCAAGTCTTCTCGAAAGAACCGCAACTTGAGAACGCCAGCGCCGAAATCGAAGCCTTTTCGGAGGACGTGGACAAGCGCGGCAACAATCTTGCCTCATTCGCGCAGACTGCGTTTCGTGCAGGGATCGATGCGGGCATGGCGTTTGTGTACGTGGATCATGACGCGGTGGAGACCCATGACGGTGACAACGGGCCGGAGTATTTCGACGCCGCGAGCCAGACATGGAAGCCCCGCACGATGGCCGACGCGAAAGCGCAGGGGTGGGGGCCGTACTGGGTGCTTGTCAAGGCCGATCAGGTGATTGACGCATGGGTCGAGGCCCAGAACGGCAAGCCTCGGCTGGTGCAGTTTCGTTACCTCGAAAGCGTCAGGGAACAGAAAGACGAATGGACGCAGGAAGACGTGGAGCAGATCCGCGTACTGACGCCAGGCGCATGGGCTACCTATCGTAGCTATAAGTCCAAGGACGGCAAGTCCGGGTGGGAGCCTCACGCGCAGGGAACAACGACCATGCCAGACATCCCCATAGCCGCTTTCGTGCCCGGTGAACCCATAGCCGACTTTGTGGGTCAACCTGCGCTCATGGGCCTGGCTGAGTTGGTGTTGCAGCACTGGCAGGGGTCAAGTGGGCACAGGGGCATGGTGGATTGGCTGCGCCGCCCCATACTTTTCGCAAAGTGTCTCTCTTTCGAGGACGGATACGCGCTCCCCGCTGCGCCCGGTGCTGGCATCCATTCGACCAGCGCGGACGCATCCCTTGAGGCTATCAACGTGGTTCCGCCTGATGCCGTGGGCGTATCGTCTGCTGACCTGCAATCACTCGAAACGAAAATGGGCCTGTACGGGCTGCAACTGATGATGCCCCGCTCCGGTGCAGTCACTGCTTCCCAGATTCGGCGCGAGTCGGCAGAGAGTGATTCCGCGCTCAAGCGGTGGGCTGACTTGTTCAAGGACTGCTTGGAGAACGCGCTCAAATTTACGGCTGAGTGGATGGGGCAGCAGGACGGACCGAGCGTCACGGTCAACACAGAGTTTTCCTACGCGCTCGATGACGTGGAATCCAACACCCTGCTGACGGCTGTCAGGGAAGGCATCGTGCCCAAGGAGATTGGATTCAACGAGTTGAAGCGCCGGGGCCTGGTTCAGACGGATCTTGATTTCCAGGAAGCGATGGCGATGATGGAGAATGAGCGTCGGGCGGCTCCGGCTGCACTCCCGGCACAGGCGGCAGCTTCGGCCCTTCTCGGTCAGAGACAGGACACTGGATCAACTGCCCCATGAGCCGGGCCTTTTCCTGCTCAACGAGCTGTTGGATGTAGGGGTGGTTTATGTCAAGTGGGATCATAACAGGGGCGGCATTGACCGCCCTTTTTGTTGAGGTGGCATGGACAAGACGCAAGAGTCACTAGACCTCTATTTCCTGACCCGCAATGTGCAATGGCGCTACCGCCTCGACCAGTACGAGGATGCCGTCATTGCCGACATGCTCCGAACTGTACGCGCCGCTGTGTCGGATGTCCAGAAGCAGCTTTTCATGGGCGAGAAAGTCCCCCGTGCGGACGTGCTGGTGCAGGAACTTGAGGCGCTTTCCACTGGCCTGCGCAAGCGATTGGGCGAGGATGTCGCGGACATGGCAACCGAGGCTTTGAACTACTCAGCCGTCGAGCATCAGGCCATTCTGAGCATCAACGGCGCGGCCTCCATCAACACCGTGGCTTTGAGTGCAGAGCAGTTCCGTGCGTTCATGGCGAGTCCGGCAACGGGTGGTGTGAGTCTCCCGGCATGGATAGATGCGGCATGGGGAAACGCGGTCACGGAGCAAGTCAAGCGCAACCTCAACATCGCCGTGCTGCAAAGGGAGGGCTATCAAAAGGCGGTGCGTGGGCTGCTGGAGTCGACGATTGCAGACTTCACGGAGAGGGAAGCCGTCACGATTGCGCGGACGTACATTCAGACGGCGAATGTGGCTGCACAGGCTGCGGTCTACCAAGCAAATGACGACCTTGTAACCGCGTGGGAATGGTCGTCTGTCCTTGAGCCGGGATACAGCAAGTCTGGACGTGGCACTTGCATGGTGTGTGCCTCACTTGACGGCAGGCGCTTCAAATTGGGCGAAGGCCCGAGCATCCCCAAACACCCCAGGTGCCGCTGTATTATGCGGCCGGTTTTGGTATCCTGGCGCGAACTCGGCCTAGACCGTGACGAACTGGAACCCGCTATCCGCCCATACACCATCAGGCCCGACGCCAACATTGACGCGGGTGGTATGCGTACAATCATCGAGTCTGGGCGGCATCAGGGCGACTATGCGAGTTGGTGGGCGAAGCAGGACCGGGCCTTCCGCGTCAACGCAGTCGGCCCCGGTAGGTTTGAGCTTTTGGAGGCGGGCAAGATCAGGTTTGAGGATCTTGTGGATGGGCAGGGGCGGCAGAGGACGATCAAAGAGCTTTTGCAGCTTTGACAGCCTGCTGATAAAAGTCTTCGCACTCAATTATCTGGCCTGTGTCTGGGTGCAGAAATGTTGCCCAGTATTTCCCGATTGTCGAAATGTTGAGGAGCCCTTCCTTGTCATAGCCGACAGGGAAACACTCGCTAGGGCAGTCGCTGTGATGCGTGATTTCGTAGTTAATCATTTGTATCTCCGTTTTTTATTCTTGCGCAGGGGCGGCAGAGGACGCTGGAGGAGTTGGCGGCGCTTTAATAATCCAATCGCGTCTTTCATGCAATCAGCCAGGGCAGAGCCTAGGTTTTGACGTGCGGCAGCGATGCGCCTAAACGCCAGCCAAAGAGACCCTTTCGCCACTTCTACAATATCAGCATCAGAGAACTCGTCTCCGACACCTATCCACTCGCGTGCAGCGTTGATCTCTTCCTGTGTCATTGGGTCGTCTTGCATTCGATCCCCCTCGTTTTAATCTCCCACAACTCCCACGCGCTGGACGGCATCACCCGTTCGCCCCGCTCCCAGTACCGCCAAGCCCTGTCCGTCACCCCCACCAACGCCCCGGCCTGTGATTGAGTCAGGTTGAGGGCGAGGCGGGAGGCGCGGATAGTGGACGGGCTAGGCATTGACACCACGCTCGCGGACAACCGAGCAGCAGTCAAGGTGGTCGTCGCCAGTATATTCAGCAGCGTACGCCCAGCGTTCGCCATTGCAGCGTTCGCGGGTGAGGATGCGCTTGATGCCAATCTCGGTTGCCTTCTTGATTTCGCTCGTTCCGATTTCACCCTCTCCGCTCCAGATGATCCAAGTTTTTGTCGTTGCCATGATGTCTCTCCGTGGTTGGGGTTTCTCGCTCTCGTTGACTAATAAATAGGAACATTGTTCCGCATTGTCAACAACTATTTTCAAATTTTCGCAAAATAATTTCTCGAAAGTGCATTTTCCCGCAAACCTGCACCCACCCCGCTTTACAACTCCCGCGCACGCGTCAAGATGGCGGCAAAATATCACGGTGCGAGACGCACTTTAGAGCGGGAGGCTCACAACATGGGACTGAAACTAATCGTTGATTCACTGGATGGCTTGGATGAAGGCGTACGCGGACTTTACACCGAGGTTGACGGGAAGTTCAAGCTCGACGTGGAGGGCGTGGAAGACGTTACCGGGCTGAAGTCGGCACTGGAAAAGGAACGGTCTGCACGGCGAGATCTTGAGAAGAGAATGAAGACTGCGCTCTCCGAGGACGACTTGGAAGAGTATGCACGTCTCAAGGCCGAAGCGGAGAAAAGCAAACCCCTCGAAGAGCGTTTCGAGATGGAACGCAAGCGAGCCCAGAAAGAAATTGAGGCAGAGAGAAAGGCCAGGCTTGAGTCTGATTCACGGTTTTTTAACCGCGAAAAAGAACTCGCTGCAATGAAGCTGATCGGCGGCGCAAAGGGCGATGTTGATTTGCTCATGCCGCATATCTTGCCCCAAGTCGAACTGGAACAGGTTGATGGAAAATTTCGTGCCGTCCCCGCAAATGGGGGGAGCTTTGACGAGGTTATCGGCTCATTGAGGACAAGATTCCCTAACGCTTTCATAGCCCCAGCAACCAGCGGAAGCGGTGCGCCTCATGGGAGCGGTGGCGGCGGGCCAAGGGGGACAGGAAAAATTGATGGGACCAAGGCTGAAAGAGCCGCATATTTCGCACAAAAATTTCCCGATATTGGGAAGGAGTAAACCATGGGTTTGACCAACATGCAGGTTTTTAACCAGTACATCCAGCCCGCGATTATCGAGACGCTGGCCGTGATGATCAACAAATTCAACGGGGCCTCTCGCGGGGCTATCCGGCTGACCACCGAGGGCTTTACTGGCGATTTCCTCCAGGAATCCTTCTTTGCTGGCATCCATAGTGCCCAGCGCCGGGTGGACCGTTACGCGGCCAACGCTGACCAGGCTGCAACGAATCTCTCGCAGATCAAGCAGTCCTCGGTCAAAATTGCCGGTGGCTTCGGCCCGATCCTTTTCGAGCCAGGCCAGATGACTTGGCTTCAGAAGCCCAGCGCCGAAGGAATCGAAGTCGCCTCTCGAAACTTTGCCGAGGCACTGATGCGCGATCAGCTTTTCACGGCCATCGCCGCGCTGAAAGCTGCCATTGCGAACCAGGCCGCCGCCACAAACGACGTGAGCGCAACCGCTGGCATCAGCTATGCGGCCATGAATGACGCGCACGCAAAGTTTGGCGACCATTCCGGCAACATTATCGCCAGCGTAATGACCGGACAGGTCTTCCATAAGCTGATCGGGCTGAACCTGACAAACGCGCAGAACTTGTTTGAGGCTGGAAACGTCACTGTTGTGGACATCCTCGGACGCTCCGTCATCGTAGTGGACGCCCCTGCGCTCTACGTCACCGGCACCCCCAACAAGCAGTACGTCCTTGGCTTGGTTGATAGCGCGGCCATCGTCCACGACGGCGGCGACCTCATCACCAACATTGAAACCTCGAACGGCAAAGAGCGCATCGAAACCACGATGCAGGTGGATTACACCTTCGGCCTTGGTCTGAAGGGCTACACCTGGGACGAAACCAACGGCGGCAAGTCTCCGACCGATGCCGAGATTGCAACCGGGTCCAACTGGGACAAGACCGCAACCGACATCAAGCACACTGCTGGCGTGGTCGCCATCGGTGATGCCGCGAAGTAACCAACCGGGGCGGGCAACCGCCCCTTTTACGAGGTGAATATGCAGATCATCTATGAACCCCATCCAGTAACTCCGGAGCGCAAGGCCGAACTTCGCGCCGCCGGATACAAGATCATTGACGCTCGGTTCGCGCCCGAAGGCTACGAGCCCCCGTCTGAAGCAGAAGAGGCCCCGAAGCGCGGACGCAAGCCCAAGGAATAACCCATGGCGCTCATCATCGAAGACGGAACCCGCCCCGCAAACGCAAACGCCTACGTCTCAGTAGCTGACGCGGACGCCTACCACCTTGCCCGCTCAAGTGCGGAATGGGCAGCGGCTACCGACCCGGCGAAAGAGGCGGCTATCCTGTCGGCAACCTTGTGGCTCAACGGCCTGTCCTGGCGTGGGCGCAAAGTCGCGTCACGGGTCATGGCGTGGCCGCGTGAGGATGTGGTGGACGGCGACGGGTACGAGATCAGCAACGACACCGTGCCAGCAGCCGTGGCCGATGCGTGTGCAGAGCTTGCCGGGGCCATCATCGGCGGGGCTGACCCGCTCGGAGTGCAGGACCGGACTATCAACCAGATGAGCGTCGGCAGCGTTTCAATCACCTACGATCCAGCATCCCCGCAGTCGCCTAAGTTCCCGGCTGTCACAGCCATGCTCAAGGCGCTGCTCTGGGGGAGCAATACGATCAGGCTGGTGCGAGCATGAGCCTGCTATCCGCGCCATTCAAGAGCATCAAAAAGGCCATTCCCGGCGCTGTCATTGACTGCACTTGGGCGCGGGTCACTGGCTCAACCTATGACCCCGTTTCCGGGGCGATGGTCAACACCACGACCACGGAGACATTCTCGGCTATCAAAGGCGAGTACCGGGCGTTTGAGCGGTTGGCCGGGATACAGGCTGGTGATTGCAAACTGGTGATCGAATCGGTTTCCCTGTCCGCCATGCCGCCCGTGGGCGCGGTTATCACATGGGGCGATGTGGCGCATGAGGTGGTGGACGCAAAGGATTTTGCGGGCATCGCTTACGAACTCCAGATGAGGCGCAAATGAGAGTCACGGCAAGCTTCGACCTGGACATCCCGGCGCTTGCGAAGTCGATCAAGCAGGATGCCGAGCTTATCCAGCGCAAGATTGCCCTGGACATATTCGCCCGGCTGCTTGCCACGACGCCACGCGACACAAGCAGGGCGGTATCAGGATGGAGCATTGACACCCGCCACGGATCATTTGTGCCGCCCAAGGGATTGCCTTCATATCAACCACAGTCGCCGTCCGTGCCAAGTGGCCCGATGACGGTAATTTACAACAACGTCGAATACATCATGAGGCTCAACGAAGGGCACAGCCAGCAGGCCCCGCCCATGTTCGTTGAAAAGGCCGTCGAGTCAGTCATGGGGGGCTTTTAAATGTTCGCCACAGCACGCGCAAAACTCGCCGCTCGGATGGCAACATGGACCACAACCCCCATTTGTTGGCCAAATACACCGCCGCTCACAAGCAGCAATGCCCCGTGGGTGCGCTTCCATGTCCTGGCCGGTGACGAGCAAGCTTATGTCACTTCCGGCCCTGTGTTTGAGTCCGGTTGGTGCGTGGTGCAATGCTTCGCTCCTGCCGGGTCCGGTGACGGTGCAATATCAACCCATGCCGACAACATCGCAACACTCTTCCGTCGCTATCAATCTGATACGCTCATTTGTGGCGCTCCAGAGAAAGTGACGGTGGGTGAAAGCGACGGCTGGTATCAAATCAATGTCAAAATCCCGTGGACTATCGCGGGCTCATAAGAGGACTACAAAATGGCATCTCCTATTGTGTGGAAAAACGTATCGGTGGCAATGCAGTCCGCGCTTGGGACTGCCAAGACCATCACCGGCATCACGAAGGCCAACCCCGGTGTTGTGTCCTCGACTGCGCACGGTTTCACAGCCGGTGACGTCGTATATTTGGACATCCAGGGTATGCACCAACTCAACGAAAAGGCAGTTCGTGTTGCAAACGTGACCATCGACACCTTCGAACTTGAAGGCGTTGACACTACGGCTTTCGAGACTTTTTCGAGCGGCACTGCTCAGGAAGTCACGCTCGGCACGTCCATCACCTCCGCAACCACAATCTCGGCTTCGGGCGGCGACTTCGATTTTATCGACACGACCACGATTCACAGCAACGCCAAGTCTCTGATCCCCGGCCTGCCTGCTGCAACCACATTCAGCATGGATAACATCTGGGACGCCGCCGACGCGGGTTTGCTGGCTATGAAGGCCGCGAGTGATGCCCAGGCCAAGCGCGTGTTCAAGTTCCAGTTCGGCACGGGTGGCAAAATAATCCTGTTCGCCGGGTATGTCGGATGTAGCCTGCTCCCCGGAGGTTCTGCTCAGTCCCTCGTTACCACTCAGGCCGTCATCACGATGAACGGAACCCCGACTTACTACGCGAGTTAATCAATGTTGAAACTGAATCCCAATCCGACATTTGACGCCGAGGTGCGCATCACTGTCCCCGGCCAGGCTGAACCCGAATCTGTCACCCTGACCTTTGCGTACAAGTCGCGCTCGGAGTTGTCGGAATACCTCAAGGGCATGAGCGGTCAGACCGACCTCGAGGCCCTGCAAGGCGTGGTTGTGGGCTGGTCTGGCATCGATGCGGAGTTCAGCAAGGAATCCCTTGCCTCGCTCATTGACAACTACCACGCCGCCGCCGGTGACATCATCGCCGGTTACGTCAAGGCGCTTGCCGAGAGCCGCGCAAAAAACTGAAAGACTCCGCTCGGGCCTTGTACTCGGGCGGAGTCGATCCCCAAGACGTGGCGGCAAAGATGGGCCTCCCATCCGACCTGATAGCGGATGCGGAAGGGGTAGCAGACCAAGAGGTTTATCCCGATGTGTGGCCCGCGCTCGACATGCTCATCGACATGCAAACGCAATGGCGAGTCGGGGCGGCTGGCGCAACCGGGATGGACTACACGGCCCTTGAAACACTGATGCGCGTCAAGCGTGTCAAGACTGCGGACCGGGCGGACCTACTCGGAGATGTGCGAAGAATGGAAACGGCGGTGCTGGAATTGTGGCGCGAGCAAAGGGGTAAATGATGGATCTGAAACGCAGCATCGTAATCGAGATTGACGCCAAGGGTGCGGTTGTTGGGGCGCGGAAGGTTGAGGACGCGCTGAGGGGGATTGACAACAGCGCACGCAATGTCGGCAGCCAAAGTACACGCGGTATCAACAACCTTTCCGGGGCGATAGGCGGACTGGCAAAAATGCTGCCAGCCCTAGTTGCTGGCTTTGGTGCGCTCAAGACTGCCGATTTTGTTAAGGATGCGGCATTGCTCGCGGCTCGCTATGACACCCTTGCCGTAACGATGGGCGTTGTCGGACGGAATGCCGGGTACACTGCGCAAAACATGGTCTTTTACGAGGAGGCCCTGCGCAAGACAGGCATCACCGCGATTGAAGCCCGCGCAAGCCTCGCAAGCATGGCATCTGCCAACATGGACCTTGCCGACTCCGCGAAGCTGGCACGCATTGCACAGGACGCGGCGGTTATCGGCGGCATCAACTCTTCTGAAGCCTTCCAGCGCCTGACCTATGGCATCAAGTCCGCTCAAGTCGAAGTCCTGCGCACCATGGGCATCAACGTATCTTTCGAAAACAGCTATAAGAAACTCGCCGACCAGTTGGGCAAAACGTCTGCGGAACTCTCCGAATCAGAAAAGCTTTTCGCTCGGACCAATGTTGTCATGGAGGCCGGGGAAAACATTTCCGGCGCTTACGCCGCGTCCATGGAGACAGCCGGTAAAAAACTCCAATCTACAACGCGACTTGCCGAAGACGCACGGGTAAAACTCGGCCAAATCTTTCAGCCAGCCCTTATTGCCTTTGTTGATGCATACACAGCCGCGTTGAAGTTGACAAACGAGCAGTTGGACAAACTGATCGGCTACCTCGACAAGTTCAACGTGCAGTCAGATGTGAGCGGCCAGACGATGGGCACACTTGCCCGGCGATACAGAGAGCAGGCGGAGGCATACAAAAACGCTGAAGAGGCGCAAAGGGCGCTTCTCGCGGGCAAGACCACTGAAGAACAGCAGCAGATCATGCGCACGCAGCGGTGGAGAAGTTACAACACGCAACTGGCACGGGCCGAAGAGACGATGCGTGCAGTTCGCCGCGAAATGGCATTGCTGACTGAGCAGGACAGAAACCAATCCCGAGAAGTCAACGCTCAACGCACCATCAAGTCAAAGTCGGAACCCGGCGCATCCGCTGAACCCGAATCTGCCACAACAGCAGCGGCAATCAAGGCGGCACAGGCCGCATACGCAAAGATGATTGCAGACGGCAGGGACGCGGCATTGGCGCTCGAAATCTATTGGACAGACTACGAGGACGCACGCGTTGCCGCCATTACCGAGGGCGTTGAGGCTCGGGCAGAAGCCGAAGCCAAGAACCTTGAACTGATTACCGAATTTGCTGACAAGTACAAGGAAATCGTCCTTGGCGAGACAGCCTTCAAGGTTTCCCAGATCGAAGCGCAGGCCGAAGCATACCGCACCGCAGGCGCTGACGAAATAGCCGTCGCCAAGTGGGTGGAGGCCGAAAAGCAGAAGGTGTCAAGAGATTGGCAGGACGGCGCGGTGCGTGCCCTTGAAGCCTACGCCGACGCATCCATGAACGCCGCCGCACTCGCTGAACAGGCTTTCACAAACGGCTTCCAGTCAATGGAGGACGCGCTTGTTGATTTCGTGATGACGGGCAAGACCTCGTTCTCGGACCTCATTGAAAGCATGATTTCTGACCTTGCGCGGTTGGCGATTCAGCAATCAATCACGGGGCCGTTGGCGAAGGCCGCGTCAAGTTTTGACTGGTCGAAACTGTTTAGCGGCGGGGCATCCTCCGGGTCTGCGTCGACCATCGCTTTTTCCGGCGTTTCATCGGCCAAGGGGAACGTCTTCGGGTCCGATGGGCTCCACGCCTACGCAAACAGCATCGTATCAAGCCCCACGATATTTCCCTTCGCCCGTGGAGTTGGGCTTATGGGCGAGGCTGGACCGGAAGCCATCATGCCGCTCAAACGTGGCCCGGACGGCGTGCTTGGCGTCAGGGCTGACGGCGGCGGGATGGTGGTCAACATCATCGAATCGCCCGGCAACGGCGGACGGACGCAACAGCGTCAAGAAAACGGCGTCAATATCCTCGACGTGATGGTCGAGCAGATCAAATCGTCCATCGCCAGCGACATCAACCGGGGTTCCGGCGTCGTGCCGCAGGCAATCACAAAGTCTTACGGGCTCAGTCGCGCCCCTGGAGCATACTGATGGCAACATGGCCAGCATCACTCCCCGCACCGCTCGTTGACGGCTACGGCATAGAGCCGGTTGACCAGACTGTCGCAACCGACATGGAGGTCGGCACACAGCGCGTTCGCAGGCGCTCGTTCGCCCAGGTGGACACAGTGAGGTTTGCAGTCAATCTGTCTGACGCGCAAATGGCCACCTTTCGGACCTGGCTTTACAGCGCGTCAGATGCAGACGGCGGGGCCGGGTGGTTCAATATTTCTTTGTGGGTAGGTAAGGGCGGCGCGACGGCGGTTGAGGCTCGTTTCAGAGGCACGCCGAAATGGGACATGACCGGCAATCACCGCTGGCTCGTCACAGGGCAAATGGAGGTGCGTTATGCCTGATGCAACGCTTTCCGAAGCTCTCAAAGAGGCCTACGCCAGCGCCCCGCGTGGAGTCGTGACGTACCACACGCTCGAAATCCGGCATCCCTCATTCACGACTCCAATCAGGATCGTGCGGGACCGTGCCGACCTGACGGCATACCTTGAGGCCGACGCTCCGGAAGATCCGGGCGCGGAGGTCACGTTTGTTGGTTATGCCTTCGACTTTCTCAAACCGGAAATTTCGGCCAGCGGCGTGCCACAAATGACGATCACCATTGACAACGTGTCCAGGCTCATCACCGCCGCAATCGAGAACGCCACTGGCACGACTGACGTTATCGAATGCACTTACCGGGAGTATCTGAGCAACGACCTGGCAGGCCCGCAGAATGACCCGCCGATACACATGGAGATAATGACCGTATCCTGTACCGTGTTCCAGATTTCAGCCGTGGCCGGGTTCCCTGACCTGATCAACCGCAAGTTTCCGACGCTTGAATACACCGCAGAAGAATTTCCGGGGCTGGTATCATGAGTGAGTTTTCACGGTACATTGGCAGCCCCTACGAGCGGGGGGCACAGGGGCCTGACCGGTACGACTGCGCTGGTCTGGTCCGCCAGATTCAACAGGCACATTTCGGCGTCCCCATGCCCGAAGTGGTTGCGCCCGACTATGACGACGGCATGGCCATGGTCGGGCTCATCCGCACGCAAGCCGAGGCACAGGGCTGGCGGGCCGTCAACGGCGATCCACAGCATGGCGACATCGTGGTCATCCGTAGGCCATATCACGTTGGCGTCTGGCTCGAAATTGACGGCGGCGGCGTGCTGCACGCGATCACCGGGGCGTGCGTCATTTGGACGCCGGATGCGGCATGGCGAACTTCCGGCTTCGGGCGGCGTGAATATCTACGACACAGGAGCCGCATGTGAAAGCAGCGACAGTCATATATCATGCACACGTGCTTGTGCCGTCAAAGCGCCGCACCGAGCAGGCCGTAGGGCAGACCATAGCCGCGCTTGATCCGAAATGGGACCGCCCTTATATCGCGTTGCTCGACGGGAAGGCGATCCTGCGAAAGGATTGGAACCTGTACGTTGAGAACGGGCGCATCCTTGTTTTTATCGACGTGGAGGCGATACCAGCAGGCGGTGGTGGCGGCGGGTCGAACCCGGTGCGGATGATTGCGATGTTGGCGGTGATTGCCGTGGCCGCAGCTGTGACGGGTGGCGTGGCCGGTGCGATTGGAA